GTGTTCTGCTCCACAATGTCGGTAAACAATGCTTCGCGCGGGGAAAGCGAAATGGCTTGATAATCAAACCCATTTCCTAGTACTGCAATCTGGCGGTTCTGCTGCTTGTTGTGCCAGTTAGCGGTGATTGTGTCCGCCTGCTCTGCGTTGATGGATTGATTGGTCTTGAGAATACCGGTAGGAACACCGGCGCTGTTAAACCAATTCTTCGCGTAGTTTCGCAAGTCGAGAGCGGCGGAGATGTCGGGGCGTGCTGCATCAATCGGTGCAAGTCCGCGTAGGGAGTTAGGCTTTACAAAGAGCTTCAGGTGTTCAATCTCTCGCGGGGTGTAGGTCTTGCCCATGTAGCTGAACTCGATGCCCTTGGTAATGTCTAGGGAATCCTTGTAGCTCACCGATACCGCTGAAGCAGGTAGCAGGGTTAGGTTGTTTACCTGTCCGTTGCTACCGTAGTTTTTGAACCAAAAAGCATTACCCTCAAGCGCTAGAGAAACGACTGTCTGAAAGATGAAGTCACGGCGGTTGCTATTGATGTCAGGCTTATTGACTAGAACCGGGTTCTCAATCTTCACTTCAATGCCGGTGGCAAACCTGTAGGTGTCGATTGGCATCTTGGAGATTGGGGTAGCGATGATTTGCACCGCGCGGTAAACCGCCGTTAGGGTGAGCGCTGTGTCGGCAGTAACGACTGCATCGGAGCGTGTTGGAATCGTTGGCTGTGCTGCTCGCTTCTCTAGGTCTACACCGAGAAGTCTTTTCCAGATTGAAGGCATTACACCAAACCTTTACAAAATACAAACATTAGAATACACCAATTTGTGTGGATTCGGCTCTAGCGCTTACATACAAACTCATAATTGTACTCATAAGTGCATCGATTTCGCCAATTGACTCTTTGCGACTCACCAACCATGTTTCTCCGGTATACTTCGCAATCCCTCGCGGTGACTGCACGATTAGCAGCGGGTCATTGTTGTGTCTAGCCTTGCCTGTGCTGAAGAGCGAATAGACAACCGAGCAAGCAGCGCTCATTTCCTTAGTCCACAATTGCCAAACCGGAAGTCCCGACATTTTAAGTCGCTTGCCTAGTCCGGGGAGCTGTCGATCATCAAGAGCAATCGCTCGCGGGGCGTGTCGCTCATGCAGCATCTTTAGGTAGTCAAAGAGCTGATTCTCAGTCGCGTTTACAAAGGTTCGGACAATCTCTGTTTCATGCACTCCATCGCGCTCATTGGCATAGGTAACTGTGGCGTATTCCCAGTTCCGTGAGATGTCTACGGCAAAGACACCGTTTTGCTTCGGCGGGTCTACCTTTCCACCTTGCTTGCGGAAGATGTCGCTCGGCAACCAAGACTCGGCTGTGCCTGAGATGAACTGATTGAGCGTGTACCTTCTCACCTCATGCTCGGGTAGGGTCTTTAGGTCTGTCATCACTCGCTCTAGCGGGATGCGATTGCAAGCGATAGCGGGGTTGGCTGCCTTGATTGCTTCAGGGTCATCAATTCGGGCGTTGGTCGGAGCTTCCCAACAAAAGAATCCGAAGCGCTCTAGCTCTAGGTCCCCCTGAGCTGCGGCCTTGCCCGACTTGTATAGGTCGAGTAGGGTCTTGCTGGTTTCATCGCCTGCGGTAGTAATCCCAATAACAATGCCATCGGTAAAGCTCTGTGTTCCCTTGACTGCGGCTGTCCACATACCCTCTTTAGCTAGGTGCAATTCATCGAAGAGAGTCAGCGACACCGGGATGCCCTGAAGCGCTCCCTCTTTCGCCGGCTTGACATCGTAACGCCCGCTACCATCTGCGGTCACAATACCGCGGGACTCCGAAGCCTTTTTAAAGCGCTTAGATAGAAACTGATTGTTTTGAATCACAAAAAGCACTCGGTTGTAAATGATTCGAGCTTGGTCAATGCTGCTCGCTAGAGATAGCACCTGAGCGCCCGAAGGTTGGTGCATTAGCAACCCATAAATGCCAATTATGGCCGCCAATAAACTCTTCCCGTTTTGCCTTCCCATGGAAATGACAACCTGCCTGTAGCGAAGCTCTCCGGCGTTTGGGTGTCCGGCAGGGTAGCGCTCAAACACATGCTTGAGCAACCACTTTTGCCAGTCATCAAGTTGTATCCCCTGAGGGTTCTCGGGACTTTTCCAAGCAACGCTCACCAAATCAATCAGCCTGTCCCCATCGCTAGGGAAGTCCTCGGCTAGTGGCTTGGTGTAGATTGCGGGGAGTTGAAGCAATTACTTCTGCTCTCCTTTTCGTGCGTTCGTGCAAATTGCTGCCAATTTCGTACCAGTTTTGGTACGCTTTCGGCAATTTTTGTGTGGTCGTGCGAATTGTGTGAGAGGTATAGTAGCGAGTGTGTGAAAGGTATAGTTGGACATTTCAGGGATTAGCGCATAGCCAAATCTAGAATTACTCACTTTTGCCCTCCTTGAATTTTCATCTTTTTAGCAATTCCTCGATTGGGTCAAACTCGACATGTGCAAGCGTTAGCTGTCGCTGCAACTCAAGGATTGTTTTGCGAAGCTCTGCGGCTGTCGATGTGTGCGGCTCTAGGTCAAATTGATGGGCCAGTTTCAGGGCCAAGCCTGCAAGCACTCGCTGCTCAAGGGATAAGCTAAGCGGTTCTAACCAGTCCTGTATTGACTTCTCTATCATTCTAATTCAATCCTCAAATAATTTGGGTACTGTGTGAAAAAGCAAAGGCTTGCGCGGGATGCCGCGTGCTTTCTAGAAAAAACTCCGGTGGGGTGCTGCGTGCCTTCCTGCAACTTTTCTTCTTTTTGTTACTGCTTTCAACCATGTTCTGAGGCTCTCCCTAGGCCCAGCGTGGCGATGTCCAAACCGTACGCGTGAGGGTTCGGTCCTGCTTCCTGCCGTTACATGCGCGGCACATAGATTGCAGATTGCTAATGTCATGATTTGGTTCTCCATCTCTCGGTGGGATTATGTGGTCTATTGTCCAGTCCCCCCCAATTAAGTGCGCCCCACATGAAACGCATACCGGGTCTAAGACTGTTTTGGCGTATTCCCGCGCTTTTTTCCACTCGGAGCTTTTGTGCCAGTCTGCCATTGTTTACCACTCCAACATCTGATACATGGGACATTGCCGTATTGCTTATGGTGTTCTGTGTTACAGGTTGGGCATTTCATCCTTAACCACCTTGTATAGTGCCACTATTACAAACACTATAAAGGCGATTACGGCGATTAGGCCCAAGATTGGGGCATAAGTCATCATTAGCTCTACCAATAGGTGCGGTAGCACTAGCAGGGTCATTATGCCGATTATCAAGGCTACAGACTTCATGTTCTCTCATTTCTCTCTGTAACTACATCATAGTGTAATTACTGAACCTGTAAAGTGTTTTCCCTTTTGTAATTCGAAGGCGGTCAGTCCCGGCTGAGAGTCCTGCCCCTGATTCAGCCGAAACCAACCACTTCCGTTATCCATCGTTTTGCCCTGAATCCAATACCTGCTCCCCCCATTGGGATGCAGACCAAGCTCTTGGACTCGGAGATGATGGAAGTGTCCGGTAAGCCCAATAGATGCTGCTGCTACCGGTTGAGTGCCGAAGGCCTGCTTCTCCCACCAAGAAGGGATTTGCTCGGGCCTGCCGGCTTGATGCCCATGCCATAGCCCCAAGATGTGAAATTGGTCATCGAATACATCGAAAGCCAATGATTCATCGCTTGGATTGGGGATTAGCACTTTTACCCCTAGCCCCGTGTGAGAGCTAAGCCTTTCAATCTGCTTTGCAATGAAGATGCCCCAGTCATCTCTGCCGGGTTCTCCAACCTGCTGTTTGTTGATTCTGAACTGGCAATGATTAGATGCAACTGTTGCGTAGCTAATGTTTTCTGTGTATTTTGCGGCACGCTTGATGCAATCCCAAATAAGCGTGACTGCTAGGTCTACCTGTGACATCAAAGACATTGAGTTGCTGTAAGTCTGTTGCATGTCAGCTTTATTACTGAAGCCCTCAACAATGTCGCCCATGTCAGCCAGAATCACCTGAGAGTACTTACCGCGCTTTAGCTGCTGCTCAAGTCGGTCATAGCTTTCAAAGATGCGCTGTAGCTGCTCTTCTAACCCGCCTCTGTGGTCTACCTTGCCTAGCTGAAAGTCTGAGAGCATTACAACTAGCGCGCTGTCATCATTGACTGTCACTTGCTTTCGCTTAGCGGTCTTGGCGTTCTTCCAAGCCAATGCCAAATCCGTACCATTTTCGGTACGCTTTCGGAAGTTGAACCTGTAGCTAGTTAGCCAATCTCCGTCATACTTTTGCCATCTGCTAGTGCGTGGAGAGCCGACAATCTCATACTCGCTAGGGTCGAAGCCCTGCTCGATTAGAAACGATTCCCAATCGCTAGAACCTGCCGGGAGAGTTGCGGTCCCCTGCTCCCCATCAAATTCAAGTGCTGCTCTGAACTCGGTAGGTAGCTCAACGCGCTTAGCAGGGTTTAGATTTTCGAGCATGAACAATGCCCATTTCTGTGCTTAGCAATTGCGGTGTCGCTAAGAACAACCTCAATGTCGCGTAGCGCTCTCTCTAGCGCCTTGTGAGCAATTTCAGGGTTACATAGGTTGGACATCAGAATCTCTTGGTCAGCTTCGCTGAGAGTGTTGTAAAAAGTGCGTACTGCACATGGCATTTTTCTGGGTGTTATCTTCAGGTTTTCTAACATGATTGCCTTTCTGTGTGTACTTTCAAGTTAGTGTTTAAGGTTAGAAGCGGTGATTAGACACGCCGTTGAGATAGTCATAGGCAATGAACACTCCGCAAGGGTTTTGTGGGTCCTCATAGAACTTGTAAGCAACTATCTCAATAACCTGAGAGTCATCCTTGATTACGCCTGCATCAACTGCTGAATCGTTTATAGAGCGAATCAGTTTGTCTAGGTCAGGCTTGATGATTGGAAACTCTCTGGTGACTGTCTTAGGGCGAGGAAGGAAGAAGATTACCTGCATCGATAGCGCTCCATCTAGCGGGGCGCATGATGCGTTAGCAGCTTCCAACTTTTCTGTTACCAACTTTCTCCAAGCAGGGAGATTCTTGTTGGCATCAACGACTACACACCGCTTACCCCGAAGGTAGGCGTTTTTGCTACCTTGCGGGATAGGCGTGCCGGCTATGAAAGCCTGAATCATTAGAAGGGTGCTTCCTCTGAGTAAAGACTTGCAGATGCATCTTGCTCGGCCTTAGTGCGCTTCAGCTTGATTACCGCGTTTTGCAGGTGATGCTCAACAACGACCTTTTCCTCGCCTTGCTTGTTGGTGTACTTGCCGACTTTCGTAGATAGCTCGCCCTCTACCTCAATGAAGTCCTCTTCCTGAACATCCTGAGGAAAGTCATACCAGCTAGTCCATAGCCTTGAATAGTCTTTTCCGTTGGAGTGAATGTTCTCCCAAAGTGATACGCGCTTACCTTCCCAACCGAGAAGGTGAACCTGTCCTGCAACTCTGATGATTGGCATCTGTGTGTTTTCCTTTTCTTTTTTTGTTTGTGTCGCTATTTATAGTAATTAATAAAAATATATTTAGTTATTAATAAATATCTATAGATATATAAATACTTAAAAATATTTTTAGTTATTTATAAATATATATATATATATATAAATTAATAAAAATAAGTTTTTAGTTATTTATAAATTTCTAAAGATAAATGTATCTCAGACTTCGCTAAATTTAGATTCGATTACATCAATGGCAACCTGTATGCCCTCAGCAAGCTCTGGAAAGGCCCTCTGAAGCCTTCTTAGCTCGGTCCAAAGGGAATCACTCACAATCGCTACTGTGTCCTTTGTAGCGGCCTTGTAGCCCTTCCCATAGGCAACATAGGTTTCAGGGATGTTATGCATTTGTTTCGCTCTCTTTCGTGTATACTTTGCTCACCCCTATTCTCTCGGGGGTAGAGCAATAGCTCGGGGGTAGGTTTCTGTGTGTCCTACCCCCTTTTGCTATTTAAGTGACTTGCCTAGATTCTCGATGCTCTCTAGTAGGTCTTTGTTTGCTCCGCTTGCCTTTGCTTCGGCGTGTAGTTTGCGCAATCCCTCTACATCTTTCATCCCGGCTAGGACTGTGGCTTCGGATGCAAAGTTGCGCGCTGCAACTGATTTGGTCATCTCTTCCCTGCTAGGGCGTACTGCTTTACCTTCACGCTTAGGTTGAAAGTTAAGGGTTGCTAACACCCTGCCTAAAGCCGAAGTGCTGCAATTTTCGATAAAGTTGTTCTTGTTAATCGAGCTGCTGCCCCTAGTTTCCTGAGCAAAGTCAATCGCTGCCGGGCGTGCATCCTCACGATTAGTGAAGGCGCTTGCCTTGATAACAATTTCAGTTTCGTTGATTAGAACAATCTCCGTGTGAAGTCTGCCCTCAGGATACTTCTCCCAAAACTTCGAGATGCGGTCTGCTACCGGTTCGTAATTATCTAAAAATGACATTTCTTTCCTATCTCTCTATGTGCAGGTAAGGAAGCCCCTGTCCCCGCTGTCGCAACGATACTACATGCGTACCCTCTACATTGCCGTATTTGGCACCTTGCATCGCGCGAATAACCTCGGACTTGCGTAGATTCAGCATCTTTTGCCAAAAGTCCATCATGTCGCTTGCGTGCATCAAGCTCTTGTAAAGCTCGACATCAAGCTCAATCTCTTGCTCTTCATCAAGCTGAATCATCGAGCGTACTGTTTCTAGCGTGTTCTCGCTACCCTCTAGGCCGGGTTCCGTGCCTTCATCAATCCACTTGAGCATTGTGTTAGCAGCTTGCTTCATCTGCTCGACTAACTCAGGGTCATAATCAATGCTGTACTCGCTGTACCCATAGGGGGTAAGCGCTGCAAGAATCGCTGTGTTGTGCAGTCCGGTCACATACTGATACCACATGACCTGCATCACATAGTTTTCGGGCAGCTCTTTCCAGTACCGCGTTGTGTACTTGATTTCAAGAATTGACATGTCCCCAAATTCGTTTTCCACGATTGCATCGGGGTTTGCTCGAAAGCAATTGTTCTCGGTGCTTGCGAAAGTTAAGTTACCGCTGTGAGTACTTAAGTTTAGGTGGTTTTCCTTAAATAACTGAAGGATTGCAGGTTCAAGAATCTGCCCGGTTCGCATAAGCGGACTAGGCTCTCGGTCCTGTAGATAGCCTGACTTTTCAGCCCATAGCGTGTAAGCGGACTTGTAGGGGGACTTGCCTAGGCAGGATGCGATGTCGCTCCCACCGATGCCCTCTTTGCGCTGATTTAACCAATCTAGGCTACCTGCGGGGTAGGACTCAATGAGTCGGGTCTTGCCGTTTTTTTCTATTTTCTCGATGACTGTGTTCATGGTTGAACACTAGCATCACCGTCAGACATTATTTGTCGTACATGTCCAAATCGTTATCTTCGATTGCATCATCCCAATCAAACTTGCCATCCTCAACGACCTTCATGGCATCCTCAACCGCTTCGCTGTCGCTCTTAGCAACTGCGGCTCGATAGGCGTTAGTGATGTCTTGTAGCTCGAGCGTACCTTTCCAAGCGACTGCCACTCCGATGGTGGTTAGGACAACTGCAAACGCGCTACCAACGCCGATTAGGCTACCCATCCAAGCATCGCCGGCAATAGCACCGATAGCGGTTCCCCCGAAGAATGTAGCAAGCACCAATCCGATGCTTCTAACCAAAATCTGCTTTACATGCTCTTTCATTTATTCGCCTTAATAAACTCGATAGGGTCAATCTTCACGCTAGTGGGACCGAACACGCCCTTTAGCTCTTTGCTAACTGTTAGATGCAGATGCGGTCCGCTTGATGCACTCCCGGTATTCCCTACCTTGCCGATAACATCGCCCTCTTTTACCTTGGTCCCGACATCTAGCCCGGGTGCTTGCAAGTGACAATACCCGACAAACCATAGCTTGCCCTCTTTGTCTGCTACTCGCTGCACGCTGACATTGCCCAAGACTTTAGAGAATTGCTGAAGCACAATAGTCCCGCTGTCAATAGCAGGAATTGGTGTCCCCTCAGGCATAGCCCAATCTGTCCCGCTGTGAGGTTGCATACCTCTAGCTTTTCTAAACTCGCTTAGAGTCCCGAAGCGCCCGGTAATCTTTTTCCAATCAAAAGGGAATCTCATAGTAGCGCCTGATTCACCATAACTACCGCCAATGCTGTCATTGCAGCCGATGCAAAAGCAGTCACCCAAGCACTGCTCCAACGCGCGCGCTCTAGCTCTCTAACGCGTGTTTCAAGGTCTGCATAGTTTTTTACTGTGGCCTTGATTTCAGCGATGTCTTGAGCAAGTTGAAAAAGTATTGCATCGTGTCCGGGTAGCTCTGGCATGACTAACCTACAAGTGCTGCAATCTCGTTGTCGCTTAGGCCTAGCGCTGCAAGCTTCTCAATAGCGCTCTGCTTAGCTGCTGCTTTTTCCTGCTCTGCTAGGTCGCGTGCTGCTTGCTCTGCTTCAGCCTGTAAGCGCATTTGCTCACGCTCTGCAAGCTCTTCCTCAGTAAGCGGGACAATGTGCTGCTCGCCTGTTTCGCAGTCAATAACTAGCTTCGTAATAACTTCTGACATTTTCTTTCCTTCTGTTAGCTAACTGTAACTCCGCCTGATGAACCCTTTAGGATTCCATAAAGCGTTGCGCTTGAATACTGAGCAAAATCATACGAATTGGCGTGAGTCAAAGTGATACTAGAAATTGCAGCCGTGTTTGACATTAGCCCCGCACTAATCCAGTTATACACCTGAAAAGCAGTTGAAGTGTTTCCCTCTGCGCTACTTTCGGTGCTGATACTTTTGTTGTTGCTTGAAGTGTAGTTAGGAATGTAAACCTGAGTGCTGCTCCAAGCCGAACCTGCAACAATAGTGCTTGCAGAAGTGCCGAT